CGCAATCGCTGCGAATAAGTAAGCGAAAGAGAAAAAAGAAAAAGCCCTCGAAAGAGGGCGATTTCTTTAATCTCTCTTAGCGAACTTTGAAGATTCCTCCGCCTCTTCCCGTATCGAACTTTCTGTGAGCAACTGACTTTGCAGTAATCTTTCCACCAACGAAACCTTGCGGTGGTTTAATTAGCAGAGCAGTGAGCGCGTGAACTAAAGCGTCGACTCGGTCTGGAGACTTTCCTTCTCCCGGAATCCAAGAATACATTTGAGATTCAAGTTCGGGTAAGTAGTTTACGTGATGAACTCTGTTCTGCTCGTAAGCAAGAGTCACCGGCTCTGCGCGAAGAGCTTTCCCGTACTTTGAGTGAACTTCGAAAACTTTGATGTTAGGGTCGATTGCGTTAATTGCGTTCTTCACCAATGCGCCTCCCTGATTTACTTCAGCAACGACTGGACATCCCCACTTCTGAGCCATGGCGACTACTTTGTTCGCCCAAGTTTCTGGCGAGCCATGAATCGTTGCGTCTTCTAAAACCCAAGCGTGTCGTTTATACAAATCTCTTTCTGCAGTCGACGCAACGACAACGATACCGCATTCGTCTCTTGGATTCTCGGCAACCGAAGGGTCGACACCAATAACTCTCAACGGAGATCCAATTGGATAGACAGTTTCTCTTCCCTTATCGATCATCTCCTCAGTCCACAGAGCACCTTCAACGTTATCTAACATTTCACCATAGAGCTCTTGAGCCGCGAGTCTCGTACCAGCGTAAACTCCCGTGATAGCTTCAATGTACGAACTTGACAAGTTTCCCGAGTTATCTAAAGTCGACCCACGAGTTACGACGACTCTTCCCGTCTTTCTCTCTTCTTCTAAAAGCTGATAGAGCAACGGCACTCTTTTTGGTGTCGTGGTTATCATGATTTTTGGATTTGAGCCCAGACGAGTTCCAACGCGCAAGTTGTCGAAAGCAGTCATCCCGGCAGCGTCCGGAGTTTGCCTCCATGCCGCAACCTCATCTCCCCAAGCGTGAGTGAACTGAGGTCCACGGAGTGAATCGGGTTCGTCAGCTGTGAAGCAAGTTGCCGTATTTCCATTTGGCCAAGTGAGTCGGCGTTTCGATGGTTCGTAAAGAGGGCGTTCGGAAGGCGGAGTGACGGAAATGATTCCCGATTCTCCTTCAACGATAACATCTCTAACGTCTGCTGCAGTTCTCGCAACGAGGGCGAATCTTCTCTGCCCAGTCGTGGTGTACTTTGCTTCTTCGCGAATCCACTCCGCTGCAGCTCTCGTCTTTCCCGCGCCTCTTCCGGCCAAATACATCCAAATAGACCAAGCTCCCTCTGGCGCTTGCTGTTCTGGTCTTCCCCATACCGACCAATCCCACAGCAAAGTGTCAGGGTCCATGCCCGCAAGAATCTCTAATCTCTCCGCTTCTGGCAAAAGAGCTAACTGTTCCATAATGCTTTTAGCCATTCGAGATTCTCCGGTTTTCCAATTTCACGAGAGTGTAGACTTTGCTACTTCCACCGCTGGTTTCTACGTATCCGTATCTTGCAAGTCTGAATCTTATGGCTCCGTGAGTAACTCCAAGAAGTTTTGCGAGTCGATAAAGAGAAACTCCCTGGTTTTTATACGCATCGAACAGGAGCGCTGTATAGATTTCTGCTTCTTCCCTGAACTTTGCGCTATTTGAGCGAACTTGCTGCGCAAGAGGCTGAAGTTCTAGCAATTTCTCTAGGGTCTCCGGTTTGATTTCCGGCTTGAAGGCAACTTGCCTTTTAGGTTTCTCTGGCGGAGTCGGAATCGCAGCCCCCAGGCGAGTAAGTTCCAAAACTACTCCGGGGTCTGATTTCCGAGAAGCCAGCTGTCTGACTCTCTCCCTAGTGAGCCCGCAGCAGTCTGCAATCGACTGCAAAGTCCACTGGCTTTCTCTGAGAGCAGAGATGTAGTTGTCTCTTAGCTCTCGCGTTGTCGTGATTTCTTTGAAAGCTAAAGCGACGCTACTCGGAAGCTTATGATTTTGTTTTGCGAGCTCATTCATGTTGTTGCAATTGTATACCGTAAACTAAAAATAGTACGTTTTATAACTGTTTGATAAAAAGAGAAACTTTTAGCTAAAAGTATAGTATAATGATAATCGGGGTAGAAGACTCTCTTAGTTTAGAGTCAGGTAAACGTTCTCGTCTCCGGTGAAGAGAAGAGTTAGAGTTTCAGCGTTTGGAAGTCCGCTTGCTTCTAAGCTATTTGCACTTTGGAAGTAGGCGAGTGCATTTTTCGTGTTATCTCCGAAGAAGCCTCTTTTATCTGAAGTAGCGTCTTGGTATCCAAGTTCGTAGAGTCTTCTTTGAACGTGGAATACGCTCACTGAACGAGTTGCGTTGAAGTTTTTGTAGATTATTGCCGACAATCTGACTTCGTCCTTGTCACCTGCTCCAATTACTACAGAGTTAGTAGATTTCTCTACTACTTTTTGTATTTCTTCAGCGCTTACCGCAACAGGAACTGCAACTTTCTTCTCCTGCTTTGGTTTTTCCGGAACGGAGACCGGGATTGGAGCCGGAATCGGGGTTGCAACTGGCTTCTCTTCCGGGGTAGAGACCTCTTCACGGATTTCCGGGGTATCCACCGGGGCTTCCGGCTCTTGGCCCTCTTCGGAGGCTAGAGTTTCTTCCGGGGTGCTGTTTTCTTCAGGGGTTACGAGTTCTTCAGACATTTTTTCTCCAAAATTTGATTTTGTAAGATTTTATTTGGATTTCTTAGGCTTGTTCGCCGCTTTTGTCTTTGGATACCCAGGATACAGCGCAAAGAAGCGCGAGATGGTGCGGATTCCCCGGTTCGCTCTGTAGGCGTGAGGACCAATGCCCCAGGGACCAAAGTCCTTGCCCCCATGACTCATCCGGTATGCTACCCACGCATTAGTCAACGGGTCGAACAGTTTAGAGTCCCTAGAGAGCCCGTAGGTGACTCTTCTTGCTTTGCCTAGGTATCCGCGCATGTTTATTTGAAAGAGCCCATACGAGTCATCAGCCGTAGCGGAGTTGCGGTTGTGTGATAGCGGGTTCCCATGAGATTCTCTCATTGCAAGAGCCCAAGCGATTTTGTGTGAGCTCCCGCGAAAGCCAACGTGCGCTAAAATTGCCGCAAGTTGAATTCCGTTTAGCTTCTTTGAATTTCGAAACTTCTCCACCGGGGAGACTTTTTCTTTTTCTTTTTCTTTTTCTTTTTGTACGATTTTTATTTCTTGCGGAACAGTTGGTTGAATGCCTGCGCTTACAAAAGTAAACGCAAGCACCAACACGGCCGCTACTTTAGGACTTTTCATCAGGCTCCCAGTCTGGAAATGAATCGTAATCGTAAGGGTCTGGTGAATCATCGAATCCAGGAAGAGTTTCTTCTACCGGATACTTTTCCCACCGATTGACAGAGTCTAGGTCTTCGACTTTGTGCATCGTTGCCCAGACATCGTGCAGAGCGTCGACGAACTCTCGTCCGCGAGTCTTCTGAACTTGACTCTTGAAGTTATCGTACTCTAGATTCTTAAGAGCGTTATCCATCAAAGTTCTTAGTTGCTTCTCGTGAACGATGACTCTGTATGGATAGTCGGCATACGGAGTAAACTGTATCTCTTCTTTAGAGAACTCCGAAAGCTCGAGTAGAGACTGTTTGTCTCTCGCTCTAACTACTAATTTTTCTGGAGACGTTCGATGTCTCACAGCACTCATGAATCCAGTTTCCGTAAATAGCCACATAAGCTACCTCGCTTTCTTTTTGTCTTTTGTTTGTTGCTTTCGCCGAAGCGAGAATTTGGACTTTACAGTCCAAACTCTGCTCGACATGTTGGTCCGAACTGCAGTTTTCTGCTTATCGGGTCTGTCAACTCTGCTCCACACTTGCCACAGCAGCTATAGTGTTCACCGAAGATTCTTGCGTACTTTACAGCGTCTGCAGCGATGATGTTTACGATTTCTTTCACGTCAGAAACTGAAAGCTTTGTTCTTGTGAATCCGCCAGGTGCACCGAGAAGTTTTCTCATGTAAAGTACACTCATGTACTCTTTGACTTCAACGAACAATAAGTCTCCGTTTACTTTTTCAGAGACAAAGACATCGAGCTCTTCAACTGGAATCGCATACTTAGATTTTGGAATTGAAGAAAGAACGCTCTGAAGTACAGGGTCTTTCGGGATTCTCTTCGCGTTTATCAACTTGTCAATTACTTGACTCGCATCTTTTTTGCTTAGTTTGTTTTCGTCGATTTTTGCCGCAATCTCTTCTGCCCAGTCTACGTCATCGATTACTCGTTCTGC